CCGAAGGAGTTGAGCGGTCGAGGCTCAGCACCACCGGACGAGCTGGAGAGTGCCCTCAAGACCGGCGATTTCCGGGCGTTCCGCGAAGTGCAGAACCGCCGTGATATCGCCAAGATCAGAGGATCGTAATGGCCAATCAGTTTCTGAACACCTCCTGGGTGTCGATGGAAATCCTCCGCCTCTTGTTGAACAAGTTGGTGGTAACGGAATATTTCAACCGCGGCTGGGAGAAGGACTTCAAAAAGGAATTCGCCCCCGGATCCACGGTCACCATCAAGTTCCCGCAGCGGTTCTCCGTCACGGACGGCATGGGTTACAACCCCCAGGCCATCCAGCGGCTTTCCACCACGGTCTCGCTGGACCAGTGGCTGCAGATCGGCTTCGAGTGGGACGATTATGAAGCCGCCGTCAAGCTGGAGCGCTCCGAAGAAGAACTCCGCGAGAACTACTATGAGCCGGCTGCCGCGGCGATGGCCCAGGAGATGGACTCGCGCGCTGCCAAGTGGGCGTATCAGCATGCCTCCAGCTTCGTTGGCGTGCTCGGGACGGATGCAACCAGCGTTGCGACCTTCTACGGCGCCCGGCGAACCCTCATGGAGAAGGCCTGCCCGCCCGGCAAGCGCTCCATGTGCATCAGCTCCAGCCAGATGGCCGCTCTCGGAAGCAATATCACTTCCGTGTTCAACCCCGTCGACGAAATCACGAAGATGTGGAAAGAGGGGGCAATCGGCCGTTTGGCCGGGTTCGACTGGTACGAGTCGAATTCCCTGTGGTCCCACACGGCCGGGACTTGGGCGGGTGCAGTCACCGTCACAGGTGCGAACCAGTCCGGGGGTTCGCTCATCATCACGGGCGGCGCCGGTGACACGCTCAAGGCTGGTGACAAGTTCAGCATTCTTAACACCAACAGCGTGAACCCGATGACCAAGCGCATCGCTGGCGCGGTCACCACTCAGAAGTTCACCGTCGTCTCGGACTATACCCTGACTGGCGGCGCGGACACCATCGCCATCCTGCCCGCCATCTACGGACCGGGCAGCCCCTACCAGAACGTGGATGCTCTGCCGGCCAATGGTGCCGCGCTCACCCTCTGGCCCGGCACCGCCGCCCCCAGCGGCAAGGTCGGAACCGTGGGCATGGCGCTCTCGCGCTACGCCTTCGCCGTAGTCGGGGCGAAACTCTACGTTCCGACTGCCGTGGAGTCGGCAGGCCAGGCGCAGGACCCGGACACCGGGATTCAGGTGCGCAAGGTCAAGGCTTGGGATCCGGTCCGCTCCATGCAGATCAACCGCATGGACAGCTTGATCGGGTTCGGCGATCTGTATCAGGACAATGGCGCCGTGGCCGTTGCCGGAGCGTAGGAGGTAACTATCATGTCCAGACTTGGAAACTGGTCTCTCTTCAACCCCCGCTTGAGCGGCCCCGCGGTCCCAAAGGCCTCGGTAACCACCATCACGACTGCCGCGGCCGTCACCCTGACGGCCGCTCAGATGCTCGCCATCCTGATCCTTCGCGATCCGAATGGCGCGGCTCGCACCGACGTCCTGCCTACCGCAGCGCTCCTGGTCGAGGGAGTGCCCGGCGCGATGGTCGGAAGCTGCTTCGAATTGACCATCCGGAACACCGCCGGTGCGGCCGAGACCATCACGGTTTCAGCCGGCGCCGGTGGCACGATCAGTGGCACCGCGACCATCGCGCAGAACAACAGCAAGCGGTTCCTCATCGTGTTCACGAACGTCACGCTGGGCAGTGAAGCCTACACGGCCTACTCGCTCGGAACGGTTGTTCACTAGTCTCCTGGTGAGCGGAGAGGGAGGGCTGGCCGTGGCCTCGACGGTTGGCCCTTCCTTCACGAATATGCCCATGAACGAATCGAGAGGCTACTCTCGAACAGGTTTGACACCGCAACAGAAACGAGAGGCCGAAGCAGCCGTCCGAGGCCTCGAAGGGAGTCCGTCTATGTCCGAACAGCTTTCATACGCAGAGATTGAGCGGATGCGCACGATCCTCGCCCAACATGACAACCGGCAGGCCACTCAGGAGTTTGATTTGAACCACCCGCCGCGCGAAAACTACATGCATCAGGAGTTCCCGAAGTGCATCTACAACCACGACCTCGGCACCAACCGCGTCGTGAAGAACCAGCGGGAGCTCGATCACTTCTTGGCAAGCGGCTGGTCGAAGAGTCCGATGCCGGACGCCCAACCGGAAGAGGAGCCGGAACTCACGGCGGACGAATCCGAAGCGGCCGAAATAGCGGCGATCGACGCGCAGTTGGTGAAGCGCGGCCCTGGCCGCCCCCGCAAGATCCAGGAGTAGACCATGCCTGAACTGGTTCAGGAGATCATCATCGACGCGCTGGGAGAGATCGGCGTGTTGTCAACGGGCGAACCGCTCGCCGCGGCCGAGGCGGATATCGCGCTGCGGTACCTGAACCGCATGATCGACCAGTGGGCGGCGAGGATGATCAACGCCTACAACGTGTCATTCACCGCGTACACGCTCACTCCGAATCACCAACCCCACCTCATCGGCCCCGGCCTCGTGGCGCCGGACTTCGCCATGGCCCAGCGGCCGGTACGCATTGAGAATGCAGCGCTGATCCTGAACAACCTGGCACAGCCGGTGGACATCCCGCTGAACATCCGGGATGACGACTGGTGGGCCAACCAGCGCGTGAAGAGCATCGCCACCAGCGTCCCGACCGACCTGTACTACTCGCCGGATTGGCCGAACGGTGCCCTCTGGCTGTGGCCGATCCCAACCTTCCCGTACGGCCTGCGGCTGGAGACCTGGGGCCTGATCTCCGGGTTTACCTCCATCGCGGACACTGTTGAACTTCCGCCCGGCTACCGGGAGGGCGTAATGCTCACCCTGGCCGAGAAACTGGCTCGCCCGTTCGGGCGGACTGTATCCCAAGATCTACGGGATGATGCGGCACGTGCTCGCGCGATCTTCCAGACGAACAACGCGAAGAGCCCGCGGTGCAGCAGTGCTGACTACGGGACGCGCGGCAAACAGAATCGTCCGACGTTTAACTACTACTCGGGAACGTGATGCGAAATCAAAGGACATGCTTCCATAGAATCCGCTTAGTGATTTGGCAGGCAGTGCCCTTACTGAGTCCATATCTGTCACATATTGCGCGGAGCGAAGAGCCATTTCCACGCATGCGTCGAATCTCTACTACATCCTCTTCTGTTATCTTTGCATTGTGGTGGCCCGAGCCGAATACAGCTTTCTGGCCAAGTACATGATACCTATGATACATATTTTCACTATGCGTAACATACTCCAGGTTCTCTACCCTGTTGTCTGTTTTTATTCCGTTTTTATGATTTACCTCTCTGCCTTCTGGCATTTCTCCGATGTATGCTGCGCATACCAATCTATGTACCTGGAACTGCCTCTTTTTGCCATTGTTATGCAATATGATTTGGAAGTATCCATTCTTAGCAAGCTTTTGACATCTTGGTCCAGTTTTTGGAGTGCGGCAAGGTGCCTTTCCTGCCTTGAGGCTCCAAGGCGAAATTCTGTACACTTGACCATCATCCGTGACCGTATAGAGTCCTTCATAGCCGACTACATCTTTTGCTTCGCTCGGGTCCATGGTCTGATTTTGAATCCTATCACCCCCTAAGTCAATGAGATTTTCGTTTGTGGGCCCCTCATACACGCTTCAGTCACTCACCGCCGAATGCGAGCGGACGATCAACCTGTATCCGGAGCGCATAGAGAGCGGGCGGGGGAAGAACAGTGAGGGTCTCTGGCTCATGGGCACGCCGGGGCTGAAGCTCTTCTGTGCTCTGCCGGTCCACACTGATTGGGAGCCTCCTCAGACCGTCCAGAAAATGTTTAGCGCCTTCAACGGACGGGCCTTCGCCATCGCCGGAAGCGTTCTCTGGGAATTGCATGCGGATGGAACCTACACGGCCCTGGCCACGCTAAACAGTGCGACGGGCCGCTATTCCGTGGCTTCCAATGGGCCTCAGGTGCTCATCGTCTCAGATGGCAGCGCCTGGTTGATGAACGAGTACAACATCGTGATGCCAGTCTCCGGCGGCGAACTGCCGGTGCAGGTGGCGGGGATTGACGGCTACTTCATCACGTTGAAGAAAGACAGCCGGCAGTTCCAGATTTCCGGCCTACTGGACGGAACGGCCTGGGATGGCCTGGACTTCGCGCTGGCCGAGGGCAGCGGCGACAACCTCATCGCGATCTTTGCTGACCACCGGGAACTGTGGGCTTTCGGCCGGACCCGCATTGAAGTCTTCTACGACTCGGGGGACCCGGACTTCCCGTTCACCCGAATCCAGGGCGCCTTCATCGAGCAGGGTTGTATTGCATCGGATTCAGTTGCCAAACTCGACAACAGTATTGTGTGGCTGGGCGGCGATGAGCGTGGCAAGGGCATCGCCTGGCGGGCCAATGGCTACGTGCCGCAGCGGATCAGCAACCATGGCGTGGAAACGGCCTGGGCACGGTACCCACGCATCGATGATGCAATCGGCTGGTCCTATCAGGACTACGGTCATCAGTTCTACGTGCTCCACTTCCCCAGCGCAGATCCCAATCCGTTGGTGGTGGCCGGGCTCAATGAGGACTACTCCTATCGCGGCGCCACCTGGGTCCTCGATGCGTCAACGGGCATGTGGCATGAGCGGCTAGCCTGGAATGCCGAAGTAGGCGTCTGGGAGGGGCACCGCGGGCGCTGGTTCTGCTATGCCTTCGACAAGCACCTCGTAGGGGACTGGAAGAACGGCAATATCTACGAGATGTCCGCCGAATATTTCGACGATGCTGGCGACCCCAAGCGCTGGTCGCGCACCTGCCCGCACATCTCGGATGAGCAGCGCTGGATGTTCTACCACCAACTTCAGGTGGACATGCAGGCCGGCGTTGGGCTGGCTGTCGGGCAAGGCTCAGACCCACAGATGTACCTGGAGGTCTCGAGCGATGGCGGCTTCACCTGGGGGCCTGCGCTGGCCGCCTCCATGGGCAAGATCGGCCAGACGAAGTGGCGCGCGATCTGGCGCCGTCTGGGCAGGTCTCGAGATCGCGTCTTTCGCGTCTCCGGTTCTGACCCGGTGAAGACTGCTCTGGTGGACGCCTACCTGCAGGCGAGCGGAGGAAACGGTGCCTGATCCCGTCATCCCTCCGTTTGGCATCATCGCCGGTCAGTCGGTGGACCAGCAGGTGGCCGCCGCGGGCAAGAATACCATCTCTGAGATCTCACCGCCGCCGATCCGAACGGCAATCGTCACCGGAGATGGAACGGTGGGCGCCGATGGCACGATTCAACTGAAGGCCGATGCATCAGTGGTCACCAGGCCGTGGGCGAATTGGACGCAGCAGGTTGCCAGCGCAATTCAGTCCGTGCTCGACGCCGCGCTCCTCACGGCGTTCCAGGCAGATGATGCGCGAGACCCGAGCGAGCAGATTGCCGGGGCAATCCTGGCCGCTCAGGAGCCGCCGCAAGTGGATGTCCAGGCCGCCATCCAGGATGCGTTGCGCGGCATTGCTGGCGACGGGCCACAGGGTGACAACGGCGCTCTCTCGGACGTGCAGCGCCTCATCGCGGCTCAGGCCTCAAATCCACAGTTCGACCCGGCGGCGCTCGAAGTGCTCATCTGGTCGATGGACTCAGGCGGCCAGCGGCCGGAGGTTCCCCGGATCATCATCGACCTGCACGCGGCGCGGGTCTCCTACCCTGCCGAGGCCTACCCGCCCGGCACGCTCTACTACGAGACCGACCGCGAGGTCTACTACATCGTCCTGGAACTCGGCAGCGTTCGTGTGTGGCGCTATTTCGCTGGCACGATGAGAAATCTGTTGGCGAACATCCCAACCGATCTCGGCTACCATGATCTGGAATTTCTGTTCCATGATCCAAACTGGGGGCACACTTGGCGGTGGACCAGCTTGACGTGGAGTTTTGCTGCTGGAGACTCCGGAAGCAACTTCATTGTGGCTTCGGCGGGCGCCCCCAACTATGGGCTATGGGTCGCATGCAATGGAGGATCGACAACTATTGCGCTGGCGGATGC